GGGGTGTCGGCCTGTGTTTCTGTTAGCTCTCTATACCGTGCCCTTGGCCGTGAGGTTACTGGGTCTTTTGGTGAGAGCGAGGAACAGATCGCCGTGAGGCGAACAGGGTGTCGGCGTAGCCGGCATGATGCCGGCTGCCTAGCAGCCTATCGGTCTTAATGACGGAGAGACCACTATGTCGAGTCGTAGCTACGATGAGCCTACGGAATATGCGGACTGGGTATTAGCCTATTCAGGCTGTACCCCATGTACGATACCTCCAGATGTTGAAGGGCAATCAATTGCCCGGATACGTTTGGGTGCTTACGCGGGTGCACGCACCCCGGAGTACCATAAGCTCGTGAAGGAAGGCAAGATGCTTCCCCTCAATTACTACGATCGCTGGGACTACACTGCCACCGCGGGTAACTTTACCCAAGGTTGGTGGTGGACAGGTAGCTGCAATAGCCATCCTTGTCCAGTCACAGCAAACTATGAAGGGCTTACATACATGAACCGCCTTTGGTCAGAGGTTAATACCACTGGCCGACCCAATTTCCTGGGTGGAACCCCGGATTGGGACGCCTTAATAATACAGGCGCAAGCGGACATGTTACCTTCACTCGATTTGCTGACGACAGCAGTCGAGGCACGCAAGACCGTCGACATGGTCTTGCACGCAAGACGCAACGCGAAACACCTCATCCATGAGGCATTACGAGGCGGAATGCACACGGTGAAAGCCGCGGCAGATGCCTGGTTAGCGTGGCGTTACGGGTGGGAGCAATTAGGTCGTGACATTAGTAACGTCTACGACTTGGTCCTGAACCCGTATACTCTGGTTGTCGAAGGAAGAGCTGGGATATCCATCCCTTACTCAGCAGTTACCACAAGCACGAAAGATTGGGGCCCCTGTCTCATGACTACAAGTCGTGAGATTGAAGCAGACTCGTCCTACAGGGCGAACTGCATTGGGATCCTAAAGGGTTCAACCCTTAACGTGCTGGCCGATCCGGCCATTACTCTGTGGGAAACTGTTCCTTACTCGTTCGTTGCCGACTGGTTTATTAACGTCGGTAACGTCCTCGGTGCCTGGAAAGTGAGAAATTCACTAGACAGATATTACACCTCTATAGGTGCGAAAATCGAGGCAACTGCTTCGACTATCTATGATGGCTCCTACGAGTCGCCTACGGATGGTCGTTTTGCAAACGGGTCCTGCGAGGAGAAATATACCTCGCGGTTTCGGCTACCAGGGTGGAACCCTTCCTTAGTTCCGTCCTTCAACGTGAACCTCACCTCTAAGCGGCTAGTAGATGCTGCTGCGTTGTTGAGTAAGCGTATCCTCTAAACCATACATAGGAGTATGATTATGGCGTCTTTCGCCACTACACTTACCGAGTTCTCTGATAAAGAGAATAACCGGACCTACATGGTCTCGGGTCATACGGTACAAGCCCCACGCCTTGTTATTCAAAAGCGCAAGGTTCCGGCTTCGACTACCTCCGTTGCGGAAACGCATCTGATGGTGGTTTACGGCACTGAAGACGCTGACGGTTCGCCGTTGGCATCTAAGGTGGTGTTTGATGCAGGTGTTCGCTATCCAGCGAACGGACAGTCTGACGATATCACTGCGGCCCTTGCGGTCTTCCGTGATTTCGTGGCTTCCGACGAGTTCACCGCAATGGTGACCTCGCAGGCATATGTCCAGTAGTCATGTCGCCTACATCGGTGATGTGTATACTGTGGTGCTTAGGGGCTAACCCTTCTTCGCATACAGTAGATCTGCTTGACTTCGAGTGCTGTTTCGATAGTACTCCTGACAGTTCGTCAATTGAGGTATTTCGCAATGAAAACTCAGAAGAGCCCGGATCAAAACGTCCGGTTCAACCCGTTCAGGGCTGCTCTCCACCTGTTGAGAACGTTCCTCCTCCCCGAGAATCCGACCCGTCAAAAGGTCGAGGGGTGGCTCCGCCAGCGTAATATTCCATCGCTGGCGGACCTTGGTCAGATTGAGGATCGAGAGTATCACGATCCCACTGAGTGGTCGGAAACCCTGGTATTACGCCAGGTTGCAGCGTTGTTCAAGAAGAATGACGCTTTTGCCGACGAAGACAAATGTACCGCGGCCGCTCGTAATACATTCGAGCGTGGCGAACGCATCTGTCGGATCACCAATAAGCGCCTAGACCATTATTACCACTTTCCGGACCGCATTGATCCGGAGATGGGAACATGGCTTCAGCGCATGGAGCGAGAAATTGCTCTTTTGCTAGGTGACACTCAGGACTGGCTCGACGCAATGCCGAGTCTGATTCGTTTGACCAATGGAGCGACCGAAGATCGGCCGCGTAAGCGCTCTTTCCCGTTCCTCAAAGTATCGAGGCGGTTACGAGCTCCCCGCGCGGTTGTTCCGTTCCTAGGACGTCTATTCCAACACTATGGGGTAGATTTCACCTCCTGCATGTTTACGAGTGTCGAGTGCAATGTTATTACACTCGTTCCGAAGAGCTGGAAGACCTTTCGCACTATTGCGAAGGAGGCCACTCACTCACTTCCTTTCCAGTTGTCACTGGATGGCTTCCTCAAAGGGAAGTTACGGAGGTGGGGTATTGACCTATCTTCTCAGCACAAGAACCAGGAAATGGCAAGATTAGGCTCCATAGATGGATCCTTTGCCACGATTGACCTGGAGATGGCTTCTGACACCCTCAGCTTAAACGCTGTGGCTCTGTTATTGCCTCCTGAATGGTACTCGCTTTTCGTGAGTTTCCGTTCGTCTTGTTTCAGCGCCCCATGGGGAAGTGGCGATTACGCCAAGTTTTCCTCTATGGGTAATGGGTATACTTTTACCCTAGAAACGCTGATCTTCACCGCTGCCTGCCGTGCTGTCGGTTCTCGACAATACGCTGTTTACGGAGACGATATCGCTATCGAATCCGTGCATACCACTTCTGTGGTCAGGCTGCTTAAGTTCCTTGGTTTCAGAACGAATGACGCTAAGTCATTCAGTAACCCCGATTCGCGGTTTCGTGAGTCGTGCGGTTGTGACTATTACAAAGGCGTTCTTGTAACGCCGTTTTACCTGCGTGAATGTCCGAAAGAAACGGACCGCGCCGGTTTGTCACATGTTCTGAACGGTTTAGTCTCCTGCGTTGGTGTGCCTGGTCCCATGTGGGACTGGTGTGCTTCCGAGGTCAAAAGGCTGAACTTACGCCTCGTTCCCTGGAATGAGGACTCCCGGTCTGGTGTCTTTACGACGCCATTCTCTTGCTGGAGAAACAAGGAATTGAAGGTTGATAAGAAGAGAGCGTATCGGAAACGGGTTAAGTCCCGTGTTTGTTCCGAAAGCCCATTCGAAACCGTGGAAAATCCCGACTTCGGGTTCCCGGTCTATGAGGGTTACGCTCCAGTGCAGGATCGTCGTGAGACGAAAGGGTGGAGGTCCTACTTCCTGTGGTTTATTGAAAAGAACCGCGGGGACAAAGACCTCTCTACTGTTCCTCTGTCGAGTCGATTTACTGCATACCTTCTGCAGGTTAACGACCAGCTGAGGAAAGAGACAGATGGCACCGCAACGGTGACGTCGTATGTCTCGGAACGGACCCGGTATGTCCACAAGACACGCCGGTATGATCCAAAACCCATGGCAACTCCTAGCCACCTATTCCTTTGGGATGACGTCGTTAGGCAAGCTCGGCGGGGTTAAACCCGCCTAGTATAGTTGCGCCCTTGTAAAAGGACTAC